GACGAGAACGCCGCGAAGAATATCCTCGCACGCGCTCTCTTGGCCCGGACGGGGCCAACGGATCTTAAGAGCAACCCTGCTCTGGTCCGAGAAGCTGTCTGCTTTAGCTGACAGAGTCGTCACTAGGCGAGTCTCCCTGTAGATAGCATAGCAATTTTTCCGTAATCTTGCACTTCAAGAGCAAAACCAACGAACTTGAAGCCTGGCCCGACTATTGGGTTGTTCTCAGTATCCAAAGTGATTGTCTCTTGAACATCGAAACTTACTGCTTGGATTCTCATGCACCTAGCTGGACGCAAAATCACCTGCTCGGGAGGACCTGAAATCGTAATGGAAGTCGGAATTCCGGCGATTCCGAAATCAGGATTGACTATAAGTGTCAATCCATGAGGCGTCAGAAACTCCCCGATAAAGGCGACACGCGAAAGGTCAAACTGGCGTTGAAGTCCCAGGGGGCTGTGATCGGCCGACTTTACATGCATCGTAATCTGATCTCCCTGCCCCGTAGCGGGATTTAACTGGTCAACCCAGATTCCAGGAGATTGAAAAGCCATACTGCCGTCTTTCATGACTAGCATAGGAAAACCTTGGCTAATGCACATCGCGCCAACTGATGCACTAAGCGGCCACGTGTATACCGAACCCGCAGGACACCTCTCAGTCCTGTGCTTGTAGTCCAACACAACTAAGGACTTCACATGCCCACCAACAAAAAACCAAACCTGTCTGTCCTTTTCTACATGCAGTGCGCAAGTAATGGGAGAAGGATATGCCCCTGTCGGAGAGTTCGAAGCCGTGTCCAAAAGATTGAACACGCCAGGTGCACATTCAGTTGGCGCGCCAAGACTTGTGGTGAGACACATTAGCCTACCAGTCTGAGAATCCTGGAAGTACACACCATCCGCAGCTGTAACAATGGACTTGACGTTACTGCATCCTACCTTGGTAGCAAGTGTCTGAACTATGTAATTCCCATTCCCAGCTCCATCTGGACCAGGACCATTGATAACACCAACCGCGTCTTTCTTGAAAAAGACTAAGTAGTTCCAGTCAGTCGGAGCACAAGCTAGAATGTCTCCAGTTCCATCTGTCCATTGAATATAGGTTACCTCATTCCACTGAATTCCAAGCCCGTCGGCGAATTCTTGAGACGGACAAATCGTATTGCCATTACAAACAAATGCGCGATTTCTCCAAACTGCTGCACATCTGGCAATCGGAGGATTGGCATTTTCTAGAGCGCCTCCAGTGGTGTAAAGCGCTTCTCCGGGGCCATACGTAGCGACTTGTTCTCTGAGAGTTTTCTGAAGTCCTGTATTCGAAATACCAGGATATGTCGCATTAGGGTAAACTTCCAGATATGGTACAGTCGGGTCATTTGGATAGACTGCGTAAAGCTGCAAGTCCACTTGGCCAAAGTAGAACTCGATTTCAGCTATCGTATTCTCCATCAGATGACGCAAAGTTGGAATTCTAACCACGTGTGAAGTAGGGATGACTTGCGATGCGACTGTATAAACAATCAGATTGGCAGTTCCGCTCTGGGGTGAACCTATTATGGGCGACCATGTTGCTGTGATTGTTACAGTTCCAGATGAGACTGCAGTCACATTACCCGAATCATCTACGACAGCGACTGCCTCATTACTAGAAGTCCAAGTAGCTTTCTTAGTAACATCCCGAGAAGGAAAAGAATTTGTGAAGTTTGCAGTGGCACTTAAAGCTAGAGCTGAACCGACTTCAATGTTGTAGGTAGATGGCGTTATGACGATACTAGAAAGGCTTGCAATTCCATCTAGTACTAGAGCTATAGGAGAAGTAGTTACCTGTCCTCCCGGACCCACTATACTAGGACTAGTTGCAGTAATCGACACTGTTTGTGAATAGCCGGTCATTTCCAAAGAGACTGTAAGGAGACCATTTGCATCAATTGTTGCACACAACCCCGTTCCACCAACTACATCGCTAGGTGAAATTCCCCATGTCCCGACGCTCCACGTAACATCCTGAACACCACTGCTCACGTAGGTTCCAGCTACTTTCAGCTGAACAGTTTCTTCAGGAAGGAGACTTAGTCCTGTTGGAGGAGCTGAGAATGCCATACTGACGACGTTGTCGGCGTTTATTACGATTGGAACTATTGTAGTTATCCCATTAAGTGCAACTCGTAACGTAGTAGTAGAAATAGGAGCGGGAGGAGACGCCGGAGGAATTGCAATGACTACTTTTTCGAATGGGTCAAAATAGTCGACGAATCGCAATAAAGCAGGATTTTCCACACTCCAATCAGCTTGTGCAGTTATATCGGCAGTAGAGCCATCGGAATACGTTCCAATAGCAGTGAACACCATAGAACCCCCAACAGAGTATTCTCCTGTAGAAATAGTAGTTGCGTTGGGAGTTACTGTTATGAAAAGCAAAGTCGGAGATGTAGGAGTTATCGGAACTACTGGAATAACAACTACAGGTTCGGCATCCCACACAAGGCTGTTAGGAAAAATGTAAGGCGACGACCGCCAGATTCTACCATCGGAATCTGTAAGTCGGTAGCACACTGCAAGAGATGTATCTGGTTCGGAAGTTGAGAGTGTGAAAGGAACAGTCAACGCGGTGAAATTTGATACACCGTCGTAGCCTATTTCAGCTTCCGCGCTAGTGGCGATACTAGCTACGATACCCACATACATATATAAGAAGTCAGTGGCAGGTCCAGATAGCGCCTGAACAGGCATTGTGAAAGTGAAGAGGTTGAAAGCCGTACCTACGACGAAAGTCGACCCTGGATCTACGACAGTATCGTACTGTGCCCAAGTAAATGGAGCCGACCCTCGATAGAGATGTACTCTAGCCGTATAAACAGGAAGGGAATCAGTTCCACCCTTAATGTACAAGGAAATACTAGCTACTCCTGCTGCCCAATCTGCTTTGTTTGGTTCAAAACCGAACAAGAACTTCGCGTGAGGCAAAGGAAGTCCTATGTAAGGTTCTGTAACTGTGACAACACTTGGGCTTGTTTCAAGAGGAGCTGTATATGAAAACTGATAGACTTGAAGGTCATAGTTGTTAGTTGCAACGTAGTCTGGTTGCGTAGTTGCAAATAACTGCGAAGGAATGACATATGTCTCAGGTTCAGATGGGTAGACCAAAGGCCCTGCTTCGCGCAATTTCTGGAAACCGTTGAATACTGTTGGAATCGGACCTGGAGAAAGAGCAAAGCCGAAGGCATTGACCATGTCAGTCCAAATCGGCTTGTGAACCTCAGGGAGTGTCGCGTAAGTATAAATCTCTGAAGTCGCTAGGTCCGCAGTGATTTCACCTCCCGGATACAAAGAACTTTTTCCTCCTGTGATGAACACTCGTCCATCATTCAGAATTGCCCAAAAAAAATTTCCTCGACCAACTACCATACTGTCAGTCTGCTGCCAACTTTCAGTCGTAGGATCAAAGAGTTCTACTGTATTGGTCGGCAAAATTGCCTGATTGAAAGTTGAAGATGAGTTTCCTCCTGCCACTAATATCGTGCCATCTGTGAGTCGCGTACAGACAAAACTCGAAAACCTAGGCGTCCGCATGGACGCCACAAAAGTTGAATTCAGGGATGTGCCGAAGTTTACGTCAACTACTCCATTAGGATTCGAATTGGCAATCGAAGGGTCGATGATTTCGCAGCTAGTCAACGTCGTCTTTACTCCATCCCATCCACCGACAATCAAAATTCGGCCATCGTTCAAAGCTACTGCCTGATGTTCGACTCTTGCTGTTGCAAGAGTTCCTGCCTTAACGAATATACCTGCTCCAGTCGCCACATTTTGGATCAAGTACAGTTCCATCGTATTGGATGGAACTCCGTTATTCGACCCTCCTGTAATAAGAACTGCCCCGAAGGTGAAAATCTCATTTGGACTAATTCGCGTCAAAGTTGGAAGAATCCTGGCCTCAGTCATAGGACCAACTGACGAAAACGTCCTCGTTACAGGGTCATAAAGTTGTGCAGCATTGGTCGCCACGTTCTGAGTTACAGATGCGTTAGAATTAGCAACACCGCCGCCTACAATCAGGACCTGACCATTCTGAAGAACAACACAGGAAGGTGCAACGCTTCCAAACACAACTGGTCCTGTTGGTGTCCACGTTCCAGTAAGTCTATCGTATGTCTCGGCAGTAAGAAGTGGATCATAACTAGAACCAACTGCACCGCTTGCAACAAGAACAGCCCCTCCATGAAGAGAGGCTCCAGCAAAGAACTTTCGCGCCCCATTCATACTTCCAGTTGGGGTAAACAGACCAGTCCCAGGGTCCCAAACTTCACAGGTAGCTAGCGTAGTCGCGTCATTATTACCCTGCCCACCTACAACAATAACAGTCCCATTTCCTAACGTGAAAGCTTTCCCATCCCCTCTTGCTGTCGCCAAACTACCTGTAGATGCCCAGCTGTTTGCAAAAGGTTCTAAGAACTCTCTTCCGACTTTAGAGAAATCCCAGTTCTGAAGAAGAACTGTAGCAATGTCTACACAGGAGTTTTGATCTGAAGACTGCAAACCAACAACTAGAACGGGAGGTAGCCCATTGTACTGATTCACTCCATATAGCATCGGATGCTGAACATCCGAATAATAGCCACTTACTTGGTAGTCCTTTGTAGCGCAATGCCCTACAAACGACGCCTGTCCGTAAGCAATCTCAGCAATAATGTTCCCTGTATCCCATTCCCTTACGTGGTAGCAATTTTGCAAAGCAGTCTTGTCTACCCAAGTCGTCATCAAGTAGTCTTTTCCGACAGTCTGAGACGACTCTGTGTAGTCGTGCAAAAGGAACCAACCAAGTGCAATGCAGCATCCGAGTTTGGTCCATTTCACAGTAATCCCTGTAGTAGGCACAACGTATGCCAAACAATAGGTCTGAAGATAGTCGGAGTTGTATGCGACAAACTCCTCCACGTTGTTCAAATAATACGGAATGAACGTTGCTGCAATGTCTACGCCAAACTGAGAAGAAATTAGGGATTCTTTTGCAGCAAGTTGCCCATCGAAGAACCAACCAAAAGTCGTGAAGTTGTCTGCAGACCAATCAGCAGGAAGTCCTGGTAAGGCTGGAGCAAACTGCGAAAGATTTACGTCCAAGACACTCTGAATAGAAAAACTTGGTCCTTTGACCGGAACTAGAATTACTGTAGGATTTCCTGTAGCTCCATTTCCTATGAAACAATAGAACCAAGTCGTCGGGTCGTTCTGAAAGTTGCGTGCACTTGCAATCGTACAAGCAGCGGCAGTCATCGCTCCAGTGTTGCCTATGTACTGATAGATAATTGTTCCTGCAGCGAGGTAGTTTGATTGAGTTGGGTCGATATAGCAGTGAGCGGAAGTCGTTACTGCCGTGTTGTTTGTTAGTCCAGATACACCCTTTCTGAATCCATGAAAAGAAAGAACACCGCAAACGGAAACAGCTAGATAGTCTCTGACAGTGGCTCCAGGTGACCCACCTGGAAAAAGAGTAATAGAGCTAGGCATACTTGTCCCTATGCCCATCTCCAAAACTACTCCAGTGCTTGTGGCTGAGTTATCCCCACCAACAGTCACATTCAAGACAAAAAGATCTGTAGGACTAACTCCAAGAGTGGTTACAGGAACATTGAAAGTGAACTGCTGCCAAGAAGTTGTGACTTCGGCACAATTATAGAGTGCGCCGTAGTAAGCAATAGTGTCTTCTGGATTTCCTTCTGCGCATTCCTCTAACTGGATGGAAAGAGAAAATGGATCAACATAGTCGTAGCTTCCAGCATTCGTTACGCGGAGCCAAATTGTTACTGGAACTTCTCCACCTTGCCAGGTTGAAAGTCCTGGAGTGTAGGATGACAAAATTACAGCTGACGCTCCTTCTGCCCCTTCACCACCACCACTTCCAGTAAACGCTTCAGATACTACAGCAGAAACTCCTGGAGGGGGGACATTGAGAGTCCCTCCTGATCCAAGATACAGCGTGTTGAGTGGGTTTAAGTTCGTCGTACTCACCATCCCTGCGCAAATACTAGTAAGACAAGCGTCTCCTGAAACGTTTGTCGTACCTACGTGTTTGAACGTTCCAGTATTCAGATTCGAATGAGGAACTTGGTACGCCCAAATGTTAGACGACCAGTCTACCCAGAAGATGTAGAGATTATTTGGATCAAACAACTGATGGTCGATGACTGCAAAGCTTTTGATCTGAAGACTGCTCGCATCAGAGATGGTTAGAACAGACAGAACTTCACTGGTCTGTACAATCGTCTCCGCGTCATCTGTCGAAGAGCCCTGCTGTGCTGCGATGACGGGATTGACCTGAGCAATCTGAAAGTGCTGATCGTCAAGCATCCATACGATGTAGTTTCCTGCCTGTTTTGCTCTGGGCGCTTCCTGTTGGCCACTTCCAAGAGCAGGGATTCTCGTATTCACGTACGGAATGAACCTATCCGCATTTCCTTGATCTTGATTGCTCGTGGTTGTCGCACTTCGCGCGAAGACATGGTCTGTAGTCGCATCGCGCGTAAGAACTTGAGTCCCATCAGGGGAGATGATGGAGTCGGGATCAAGCCCTGCCTGCCCTTCGTAGGTCTGAACTTCATCAGCAACGAAAGCGGCCCGCTTGGAAAATTCTCCGCCTTTGATCTGAACAACGTTCTCAGCTAGCACCATGTCCCCAAGCTGTACCTTCTTGGAACTGGTGTCTTGATCTGTCGCGCCATAGAACAATGTGATGGGCGTCTTGCTCAGTGGCATGTGTAAGCCTTAGAAAATGATCAGATTGGAACCCTGCTCGAAAAAAGTCAGGTACATGAAACAAGAAGGTGCAGTCTGCAACAGTGAACGAGGATGCATACCATACCGCATTACAAAGTTCGAGCGTAGTTCGTCAAACAACATCTGCGCCCGCTCCATGTGCCACGTGGGGTCTTCATTGTGCCTCTGCCTTACCCACCCGCAAACTGTCTGCGTTATGATGTCCTCTGCACCTTCAGGAATGTCGAAAGTAGCTGCAGCAAGTGCCGCTGGCGTCGATAGGTCTTGATCTATCGGCCTACGGATGTACGTCAGTCGATACACTCCACTGACGTTCTGCAGTCTGCCACCCTGAGCGTTCAGCTGGGACATCATCGAAAGAGGCGCGTAAATCTGATTCCCTAGCTGCCTCTCAAGAGTAAGAACTCGCTCAAAATTATCGGGCTTGGCAATCGCGTTCGATGGAATGGGGGGAATTGCTGTCATAGGGACAGCAATGTTGTCCAAAACAACTTGGTACATCGAAGGAGCAAACATTGCAATTCGCCGCCGAACCCTCCGATATTCTCGGTCGAGTTCAGCAGCGAGTTGCGTATCAGTGATCTGCTGGTCTACGTCATGCGCTGTCGCTGACCTTACGGCAGTGATGGCCTCTGCAAAAGTCATTTGTGCGACAGGCATGACGCACCTAGATTTAGGACGCTGTTACGTGGTTCGAAGCAGTGCTTCCGATACTCTCGATTTCCCAGAAGAAACCATCCCACATCAGAGTCACGGAATCACCTACCGCAGCAGCAGAACCGAAAACGATAGTCTGATATGAGAAACCAACCACTACAGACGAGTACGAAGGAGGACTACCGCTAGTGATAGCAACAGTCGTGCCAGCACTATTCGGCTGCCCGTAAGAGTTCGTAGTAGCGTTGAACGCAGTTGCGTACACAAACGGGCTAGGACTGAGAGCATTCAGTGCCTTGACCGTCAGCGTATAGGCAGCTGCAGGAGCTACAGCTACCTGAAGTTTCGTCCGTTGACCTACGTATTGGCCAACCGGCAAATAGGCTACTGCATCTACCGTAGCTTTACCAGCCGAGTTCGCAATGCTTTGATTACCAAACCAACCGTAGACAGGGTCAGTCCATCCTGGGACCACGATAGCGCTCGCAGGATTGAGGTTCAACAGAGTAACTTCGCCTGGAACAAGAACAGTCGGAACCGACGCACTCCAGACCTTACTACCCTGCTGACCTATGTAACCTTGAGCACCAACCCAACCTGTGGCAGTTTGGTTGCCAATCTTACCAGAGCCCGTGCTTGAGAATCGGACTACGGGGCCAGCAGCCTTGTCGATGTTCAGTATATTGTCAGCATCAGTGTTAGTTGGATGTATGACGCTCTTTCTAGTCAATGTACTCATGACGACTACTCCTCTTCCTTTTCACCCTCGTGTTCGCCCTCTTTGTGCGGCATCGAATCGCACGCGTCAAAGATGGACTTCAGATAGTTAGCGACACGAGGAGCCGCCAGCTTAGAAAGATTCAACTCTTTGCACAAACCTTCAGAAGCTTCCTTGATGATTTCTTCTGGGTCCATGTCCCCATCATCACCACTGGCTTCCTCACCGTCGTCTTCACCTACACTCTTGTACGGGTCGAACTTCGGAGGTTTGTGTGAGATAGCTACTACAAGACCTGGCTTTTCCTCTTCGCCATCGTCTTTTTCTTCTTCATCGCCGATTCTCTTCGCCATGTTCAACATGTTTATTTCCTAATTTTTAAGAAGCGGGAGAATGGGGCCAGGTTTCCCCAGCCCCATTCAACAAGTTGGATTAGCTAGTCGGGAAACCGGAGATTGCCATGAACTTCCCAGGAGCAGAAAGAATGAACGCACCTCGGGTAAACAGACGCTGCGTGTAGGAAGTCCCCGTCGAATCACGCAAGTATTCAAGACCGTCGTAGTTGTCGGTATTGATGAGTTCCGCGTCATGCTTCAGCATGGGCCGGAAGCGCTTGTCGTTCCAAGGACCACCGTAGGCATTGCCTTGTTCAATCGTCGCATCAGGTACGATCTTCACTGAACCCTTCGGTCCACCCATAATCATGACGCCCTCGAACCCAATGTTGTACTCACCAACCTTGATTTCGATGGTCTTTACCGCGTCCTTGTTGCGCACCAAAATACCGTAGTCTTGCACGCTGGTGTAGATGGCATCGAAATGCGTCCCGTACTGATGAGCCTTCTGAGTAGCGTTGATAAAGATACCAGCATGGTCGAGACCAGAGCCAGTAGCATTGTAACGCAAACCAGAAAGTTCAGGAATACCATCACGGATGATGTTCTGAAACGAAACAGAGCCAGTAGGCGCCAAGAAAGGAACCCAGGCCTTCATTCCAAGCATGCAAAGAGGGCCAGCTGCCGCGTACGAACCCAGCGACGTGTAGGTGTTTACTGTACTGAACGTACTCTGGTACCTGTAGCCATTCCACACAACGTCATCGCCTACACCAGTGCGCCCGGCGGTACCAATGCTGGTACCAGAACCATCTGCAATCCCGTCCCCACCAGGGTTGGCAGGCCAGAGAGTATCGGTAGCCGCAACTACTGTAGAGCCGTCACCAGGAACGATGGTAACGATTCCGTTGTCAGTATCAAGGCCAGACACAGTCCAAACACCCTTCCAGGCGTTCGAAGTCCCGCCGCGCTGAGCAATGCTAGGAGACCCGCCAGCCGTAGAAGCAGCCGGGAAGAACACAATGTCGTCACCAACGCGGAAACGGTTGATGGTCGAAGGAGTGGCATAGAAGTTGTTCCACATCCCAGAACCGAGAGTAGTGCCGTTAGTCGCCTGGCTGATACCGGCAGCAACTACCGAGAAAGCTGCGTAGCTTCCAGGGAGAACGCTAGAAACACGCCCGGAACCGTCTTCAACCATCATGATCGAAATGCGCTGGCGCAAAAGTTCGATCTTCGACTTCCTTTCGTACTCGACCACGTCAAACACTTCGTCAGGACCCTTCGCAAAGCTCTGCAGAAGCGAAGTTCGATCCCACTGAGCAACTGCATCACAAACAGTGGAAGCCGAAATCCAACGATTACGAAGTGCCGAATTTCCAGTCGTGCTACCAAGTGCCTTTGCACTGGCAATGCTGAAAATAGGGGCAGCCGAACTACCAGTAGCGTACTCAACACGAGTAATGAACCCACGACCGTCGGGGTCCGATTCACTCTGAGCCATAACCGAAGCAGCCAGAGGAGCAACAGTCTCATCAGTCTCATACCAGAGCTGATGGATCATAGCCTCCTGGTGCTCAGTCACCATCTGGAAGACACCGTTTAGCGAACTATTAGCAAATGTCGCGCCCATCTTGTCACCTGTTTTTCAGTTGAATTCAGCCGTACAACACTCGTGTACAACCAAGGAGTTATTCAGGTGACGCGACTTCGCTAGCGTCCAGTGGCTTTGCCCTGCTTGGGCCGATAAAGAAAGTCTACCAGTGTAGTTTGGTGTGTCAACTCTATTTCTACGGAGTCCTCACCCCTCTAGTGTTCCAAGTATTTCCATACCTGCGCTTTACTGCAGCTTTAGCGTCTTGAGTCAACTCGTAGTAGCTCTTCTTCTTCTCTTCTGACAAAAGTACTGACCTTCCTCCTGCATCGTTGACCATCTCACTCGTGACCGTTCGAGGAGACCTACTAACTGAAGAAGCCGTCCGTGCGGACGTACTCTGTTGCTGCGCTACAGCTATACCAGCCTTCTTGTACCTTTCTTCGAATCGCGCGAGAAGTTCCTCTGGCTTCAGGCGAACTCCAGTTTTTACAAGTTCCTTTCGGTACTCTGCGTCCAAGTCCCCATAGGTCGGACGAACTGCACTGACCAAAGGAAAGTTTCCGGCCTTTACAAGCTTACCTACACCTTGGAAGTATGTAGCCTGAGCAGCTTCTTCTCCCTTGAGAAGTTCCTGGTTTCGCTTGGCCTCTTGAGCTTGAAGTTGCTCGCGCCTGATTTTCTCTTCGTTCTGCGCCCTCTGCTCCATCAGTTGACGCGCCCTTGCTTCAGAAACAGGAGGTCCACCTTCGTCAGCTTGCTGAAGTTCTTCTAGAAGGTCAATAACCCAAGTTCCTCTAAGAAGCTCCTCCTCGGTAATACCCGCAGCCTTGAGAATCTCTACTCGCTTTCCGCTAGATGTTGCCGCGCGAAGTCTGGAAGCCAGTTCGGTGTCTGCCTTCGTGCTCTGGAGAAGTTGCGCTTCTTTGTCTTTCAACGCTGCTTCACGCTTTGCGACAACTCTATTCTTTCGCGCAATCTCTGCCAGCCTTGCAGATAGTTCATCCTCTGGCTTTGCCTCGGTAGTTGTAGTAGCTACTGCTTCCCCTGTACCTGCACCTGAACCTACATCGGCATCTGCTTTTCCGACTTCAGTCTTGATGGGGATTTTGGTCTTTGCAGCAAGCTTCTCCTTCCAATCAGGAGCCCACCTCGCAGCAAGTCCTTTCGGACTATCCTCTTCGGTAGCCGCAACAGCAGCTTCAGTAGTTGCGGCAGTCGTATCAGTTACAGGTGCAGTAGTCGTAGTCGTGGTTTCGGTTTCGGTAGCCATTTTTCGGTTCCTCCAATTATCCTTGCGGTACGACAGTACCTACTTGTTGAATTGCGTTAGCATTGGGAAGTGGTGGGAGAGGCGCAACAGGTTGCGGTGTTGGAACAGGCTGAGCGGTCTTTCTCTGAGCCGCGCGAATCAGCTTTCTCAAGCACTCCATTTGCTCAGGTGACCTGTTACCATCCAGTAGCGCCTTGGAATACTGCTGTGTGCCAACAAGCATGATGGCGTTCAACCCATCAGGACCCATCAAAGGGCTTGGTGGTGAATATTCACCATCCAAGGCCTTCTCTACTAGTCTAATGGCCAAGTCTCTTGGCGCAGTCACACGGTCAGCAAATGCCGCGATGTCAGGCAAGTCCTCTTTCAGAACTCGCGCATAATCTATTGCGTCACCAAGACCTAGGCTCTTCAAGTCGTCCATTTGCTGCATCTTCCCAGATACAGTGTTCGAGAGCCCCGAAGTTACTTGGAAGCGGATGCGGTATTTGTTCTTCTCCATATCCACATCTTTCCATTTGATTTCCTCAAGGAACTCCGAACCAGGAGCCTTCACTACAATCGACTCGTTCTTGTAGTTCTCCGCGCAAAGTCCGATGTAAACCTTCGCCAGGTCCGACCATACTTTCTTCCAAGCATCAAAAGGAAGAGCCAGACGCGAGTCAGCAAAGTCGATGTATTCGCGCAAAGCCCCTTCACCATTGATTCCTACTGGCTTCTGCCCCGCCCCTACTGCCGCATTCACCCCAGACTCAACACCAGCCTGATTAGGAATAATTTGCATCTGCTGCAGTACCTGCTCGCTCACAGGATTCGGAGTTTCAATCTTCGGTTCCTGAGTACCAGACCAAGTTAAATCTTGGTAGGGCATGTTCGAGAGGTTCGTAATCATGGTGCTCTCATGGCGCATCACATGAGGAACTGCCCCTCGAAGTGACGCGTAGCACATCTGGACCAGCTGATTCTGCCAGCGATGATACGGTGAAAGAACCCGAGCAAGAGCCACACCACCAGCACCTCGGAAGTCTGGCGCCCATCGGTATAGTACGAGTTGATGATATGGATGGTCGTAGACTTCAGACTCCAGAGGTATGTTTCCCACACACATCACATACTTGCCCTTGGATGAGCCTTGAGCCCTCTTCCATCCACAAGTTACCTTGACAGTATCCAAAGTGGTCTGAGCCGATGAAGCCTCTACTCCCAGGATAATGGGACGATGCCAGTTCGGCGCGTTCATGATTTTGTCTGCTTGACTTCGATACAAGTCACACATCTGTTCGCGCGAAACTGCCTCTACTGTGTAGAGATGGGAAGGGTTCCCCCCTTCCTCGTAGTGCCAGAAAATCCCCATCGGGTCGATTCGTCTCTGGCGTATCTCTTTGGCGCCATCATCCCAGTATGGAAGAATCGCGCCAACTTCACAGGTACATGCGTCAATGAATACCCTCTGAGCAAGGCCTAGAGTATCCATGTCGTCATTCAAGCCGTCTATAAGACGCGTTAACTTCAGAGATTGCTGTTGAAGCTTCGAATCTCCTCCGACAGTCACAACTTTGCAGGCAAGAGGGCGACAGATGCGAGCAGCTGCTGAATCTACAATCTGTCGCGTTACGTTCCACCCCATCTGAGACATGACTTCTTCAATCGCAGAAGCCATACGTTCAGACTCGATGTTGTCTGAGTCTCCATACGTCCTAAGGACAATTGGCCGATTCCAGTACTGGCGCAATAGGCATCGCGTAAAGACCATTCTTGTCGCGTGCTGAATCTCTAGAGTTCGAACAGTTCTGTCTAGATTCTCAGGAATCTTGGTCCAACTCTCGGCAGCACTCTTTGTGAAATCGGGCATTGTAGACTCCTAAATCAAAACGTTCCCGGTGTGTGTCTCTGAGGACGGCCTTCGAGATGAATCTCAATCACTCCGTCCTTGTAGTACTTGGCACCTGCATCTCTAAGAAGTCTAAGGCGAATTTGCAAGTCAGTCAAAGGCATCGCGCCAGGAACTGACTTAATTGCACTTAGGTCTGCTGGCAGCGGCTCGTCTTCAGCGGCCTCACGCAAAACGCTTCCGAGGCCTCCTATCCTTCTGGTTCTTTGAGTTACGGCCTGTTCAAGAGCCTCCTGTTCAGCGGCAACAGAACGCTCGACTTCTTTCAGTTTCGCATCAATCTCCGCGTCTTCCTTACTTCTAATATCAGACTGCGGAACTGCGCGTCCCTGGTCTGCGTAGCAATTGCTACAATTGATGCCCATTACCCACTTGTACTCTGTAGACATACATGACCTACAAGGAGGGAGTGCGAATGTGCCTTTCACAACCTCCACCCTACGCTCTTCCAAGGGTTCGCTCTTTTCGCCTGTTTTTGTATCCATTGTCGTTTTCTCCGTTGGTCGTCTGTCTCAACTAGACTTAATGGGGCTTTGCTCAAGAAGTTGTACGCGCCATGATGGGCGTAACGCAAAGCAGCCATGATGTCGCTATGGTAGCTTTCAGGATTCGTGCAAATCTTGGCATCTCGCGCGATTAGGCCGATAGGATTGATCTTCAACCTCCCTGACCTGAACTCGTCATTCAAAAGCCTCGTCGATGTCTCCACACTCGTCGGCTTCAAAGTGAACTCTAACCCCCCAAGCCTCGGCTTCAAATGCTCCAACATCTTGTTCGCGCCAGCTCCACCTGTGTCAGCACAAATGGAAGACATCGGACGCCATCTATTGAATGAATCAAGTACCCTCGCGCAAAATGCCTCCGAGTCCTGCCGCGCTTCCCAAGACTCCCTCTCCCACAACTGATGCAATGGGTCGTCTATCATCCACCCAAGAACCACTAGAGCGTCTTTGTCGTTCCCTACCCTGGCCCCACCAATATCTACCCCCATCGCGTAGCGCCATTGCGGGGAATCTATGAGCGGCGGACCCTGGACAGGCCAGTTGTTCTCCCCCGCCCTGTAGCAGTACATCATCGTCTGAGGGTCGACTATAGCCAGCCCAAAGATTTCGCGCTGAATCAGAACCGCGTTGTTCGTCGGGTTCTCGAAGTCAATGGTGAAGCCTCTTAGCTTCATCGTGTCAATTATCTTCTGCCTTTCGATGAACGGGTTGTCTAAGAGCGTCCATCGTATCGGCTTGAAGGGATTCTCTGACTCCTTCGTCACTGTGTCCCACCAAAGACCAGCCTCTTGGTGAGGAGGAGTACCAGATAGCGTTATCGAACCCGCCCGGTCAATCAGAGTGGGCAGAATGGTCTTGTCCACCAAGGAAGTCAGAATCTCGTTCGAGAACTCCTGGCACTCATCTATGATGATGTCATCCCACCGATACCCCAACTTCCTACCTACGTCTTTTATGTCATCGCACCCAACTACCTGCGTCAGAGAGCCATTCTTCAGCTTCACCCAGAGTTCTGTCTTGTCGTGACTCTCCTCTTCAATACCCTTGGACTTCAAGAACTCCCTGTAGGGCTCGAAGAACTGCTGCTTCCCCAACATCCTGGTGTGGTGGATGTACAAGGTCCTATGACTAGAATTGGCTATCGCGCGAAATGCAGTGCGTATTTTGAGTCCGTCGGTCTTCCCTGCCCTTCTAGAACACATCAGAGCAATGGCGCGAGATTCGTCAATTACGAAGGACCATTGCTTGGGGAAACTGTCGGCTAGAGTTATCTCCTTCGCGTGATGAAGGACGCGAGAACGCTGGGCTTTGGCTAGGAAACTACCGTACATCAGGGCTCACGATGTTTCACGTGGAACATTTTCACTGGCCTTCTTCGCTGGCCTTCCCAGTACTCTACCGCGCGACCGTTCGACCACCTACATAAGTCGCAACTTAAACGCCCGTGTGTACAAGGCCTTCGTCCATCTGGAGCGTTAGGTACGTCCGCGCGGACGTACTCCTTATCTCTGCTGTCATCGGCAGAATCCAAAGCCGCTTCCGCCCACTTCCTCACGGCTTTGAGGTCAGCACTACAAGCCATCAAATGCGAGCCATGCGTAGGAATCTCAGCGCTGCAGATGGCAAGGACCACTCTGTCTATTCGCTCTTCGCGCGTCATTGCTTCACCTGTTCAAATAGGCTCAGGTCGATGATGGACTCCTCTGGCGCTCTCTTCTTTCCCCTCTCTATCGTAGTTCTGATTCTTTCCCACCAATACGGGACTGGCTCATCGCGCAATCTGGTGGCTGGAGCTATCCTGATGGCCTTTTCCCGTTCTTCGGGAGTCAGAGGAGTTCCATTCGACCATGTGGGTATCCAGTTCTTTAGCCTTTGGGCCTCAGCTTCAACCGCCTCTATTCTCTCGCGGTAGGTATTGGTTAGCTTACTTGTTTTGCCCACGCTTCTTCTTAGCCTCACGCTGTGTGCTAAGGGCAATCGCAATTGCCTGCGCTCTTGGACGCCCAGCCTTCATTTCTCGCGCGATGTTACGTCCTACTGCTTCTTTCTTGGCTGACTTTTCGAGTGGCATGCCTTCTTTCCTTCCTTTAGTGCTTTGGGAGTCAATTTCAGAATCTGTACTTTCACGATTCCATCACCTTGGACCAAGGCGCGAAGATACGCTTCCTGGGCTTTTGGAGAAAGCTGGGATAGGAAGTCACCTGAAATCTCCAACTTGATAGACGTACTTCGCGCCATGATTTGTTCCTCCTACTCAAATTTAGCCAGAACCCGAAAATACTCTTCCTCTGAAAGTTGTACGTTCTTGATGACGTATTTTTTGTCGGTTAGGCCCGTGCAGTTCCTGCAGTACGTGCAGTTCGTGCAGTACGTGCAGTTCGTGCAGTTCGTGCCGTACGTGCAGTTCGTGCAGTCCTTGCAGTTCATGCAGTACGTGCAGTTCGTGCAGTACGTGCAGTTCGTGCAGTTCGTGCAGTTCGTGCAGTACGTGCAGTACGTGCAGTTCGTGCAGTCCTTGCAGTCCTTGCAGTACGTGCAGAGCACGCAACGGAAGCAGCCGAAACTATCTCCGAAGTTCGGACGCTCAGAGTCCAGAAGTTCTAGGAGAGCATGTGTGTCTGCGTTGAGTAAAAATTCCTTTGTAACTTCCATGACTGTTCCTCTTACTTCTTGTCCTTCTTCTCGACTGCCTGCTTATCGTACTCGTAGATGACTGTCCCATTCCCAATCGGAATGCCTAGGAAGTCACCATGCAACATAAAGTAGTCCGCCGTCTTATCGAACGTCTTGACCGGTTGACCATTTGTGTCGACTATCCAAACCAAGACACTCTGGCCTGTTGGGTCCATCTCCATTCTTGAGACTAACGCGCCAGATGCAGTGCGTTGGTCCACGTGTACGCTCCCCTTGGACCCAATTCCAGGAATGTACCGAGGCTTTCCTTCTGCCCCGCTAAATACTACTGCTACGACTCGTTGTGCCATTGATTCCTCCGTTGCTTCTGTGCATTGAAAAATAGTGGAAAACCGTTTCGCGCCAAACATGCTGCGTCATGAGACCAGAAGAGGCAAGGTACTGGGGCAACATCAGGTAAAACCTTGGAAATCAGATGTGCACCAATCCCTAGCTTTCTGAAAGACTTAACTACATATACCCACACAAGCTTGCCATCTTGGGCATGAGCCCATCCAGTAAACAAGTCTGGGTCTTTTGAAATGACTGCTGTGATCGTAGTTCCCAAGTTCGCATGCAGTGCGTTTATAAGCTTCTTTTCTGCCTCGCGGACTTGAGACCAACCACTACCAATAAGCCCTTTTGTAAAGGATTTCATAATGAAATTCTCGTGGCAGGGCTTCGCTTGGATGAAGTCCATCGTCTCTATCACCTGAAAAGACGTCGGAGACACTTTAACTACTCCCCTCGTCTTTCTCACAGGGATGGCCATTCGCGCTAAGTAACGCGAAAGGATTCTCTTCGTAGCTCTCAAGAAGCTTCGCAACTTGCTCTGGAGTAAGAGATGCCGCGCGAAGTCCTATAGCTTTCAGCATCAAATCCGCCTTGTCTTTCTCAATTTTCCTGGAGACTTCTACCAAATCCACCAACTCCCCAACAGCCGCAGCCTCTCCCTTGGAGATGGCCTCAAGCCTATCCTTCTTCTCAAGCTCTGAGATTCTTCGCTCCAAAAGAGCTGAAGCACGGTCTAGAAGCGTTATAGCCATCGCCAATCCTTCAGAAGCGCGCCTAGAACGCATTTCAGGCCTTTCAGGCCTCCTGATACCACCAGCGCCGTCAACCCCCCTAAAGTGGCCTTCCCAGGAGCTTCCATGGCTATGCAGTCCCCCCAGAGACATCCACCGCGTGCTGATAGAGACCTTGAAGCATCTCGTCTTCTTCATTGCGTCCGCACGGACGTGACTTCACGAGTTGTTCCTCCTGGTCAAGCAAGAAAGCATTCCAAGTCTTGAGAGACTCCTTCAGGACAGAAGTTGTCGCGCGATTAGACATGATGTTCCTCCTCAGCCGAACGAAGAAAACCTACGACGATGTGGCGAAGTAGACTAGCGACAGAAGTACCGCTCTTTGAAGCATGAAGACGTAGTTTCATATCTACGTCCTCCTCCAAATTGAAAGTCCGGACCCTAGTCCTCCCCACCACGTTGAAGGCGGAAGAAGGAAGACGGTCTTCTTTGCTGGGCATACCGTAAACATAATGGGACTCATTATGTTTGTCAAGTTCGTAGCTCACATCATCCCCTGAAAGCCCACCAGTCCTTGTCGACTTCGGTAGTCGGCGTTATGGGCGGAACTATCCGGATTCTCTTCCGAGCCGGAGTCTGAAGTCTGAAGAGTCTCTATGCCAGGGTGCGTCTTCGCGCCCTGGTAGATACTTGGGTCTACTGTATTCTCTCCGGATGGGTCTACGTATTCTAGGTCTACCTTGAGTCTGTTTTTGTCACCAGTCCAATTACTGGTTTTGTCACCAGTCCAATCTAACGCAGTACTGTTTTTGTCACCAGTCAGTACTGGTTTTGTCACCAGTCCAATTGTCCCTTTTGATACCAGTCCGACTCGGCGTTTTTTGGCTTTGGTAGCCACCAGGGGCACTACAGGATTGTCACACATATCCATCCACGGATGATGCAGGAATACATACTGATTTGATGTGTCTTTTCGCGGGGTTCGCTTAACTAAACCGTATGATACCAACTCAGCGATTCCTTGAAAAATGGTATCTCTTCCCATACCTGTACGTTGCATTAGCGTTTTCACTCTGGGGTAGGACTCGCCTTTTTTCCAACAGAACCAGGCCAACTGAGAATAGGTAAGCTTTGCGCCCAAAGAGAGTTCAGGGCGTCGTAGTAGCCAGTTAGGGAGCTGTACGAAGGGGGACTCTGCTGAAGAGGAGTTGTCTACAACCTGGTCAAACTGGCCTTCGTCGACTAGGTCGGAGATCAGGCTGTCGCGAACGATGGAGTATGTATTTGTCCTACCTACTCGCCTATCCACGGTAATCAACCCACAGTGAACAACTTTCCCGTCACGTTCTTCACTGAACGTGGCTAGTTCCTGCAAAGCTCTCATAATAGAGCGCTTTACAGTCAGTCCTAGACGTTTGGCGATATCTAACTCAGATAGCCAGGCTGTGTGCCCATTAGCCGCTTGCATTATGATAGCTAGGACTAGCTTCGCAGTGCGTCCTAACTTGGCATTAGGCAGCGCAAGAAGTCGAACGGGCATCATTGCGAACTGCTTGCCAGTTTTCAGCGGATTGATGCCGATAGAACTTGACTCTTCTACGATCTCGTGCGAGTATCTCATCGTAACTCCTGTTTGGGGGACTGTGGCGTAACTCTCCCCGTTGATGGCCTCGTAACCCATCAATCATAAACCCCTCGCTCCTTGAGAACGAGGGGTTTTTGGTATCTAGAACACACACTCGACATGGGTTTCGTTCTTCTGATGGCTCGCGCCACTTCGTTGGGTTTCGTAACTTCCTTGGCTCACCTATTCCCCTTGGGTTACGCAATCGTCTTGGTGTGATCTAAAATTGGGCGCCTTGAAATCCTATTCTTCCTTCCGTCGACAAGCATTGCCAACGAGAGCCATTACGGATGCTATAGGCGTGTCTTGTAGTTAGGCCGAACAAGATCGCAGCCTCTTTTGGACTCATGCCCTCTTTCATCAGCGTTTTCATTCTTACTGCGTCTTCAGCAGACAGTTTTGCATTCGGATGTTTAGGGCCGTGGTTTGATCTTCCTTTATTGACCATATCTGCGGCATTATCGGCATAGTTCCCTAGGAAAAGATGATCTCCATTGACACAAGATCGAATGTCACACTTATGAAGCACTAGCAGCCCCTCTGGAATGGGACCGTGTCCCTGCTCCCAAAGCCAACGAGTTGCTTCTACAGGATGGCCTGTCTCGTTATGAAACTGACCATATCCCGCTGTCCCACACCTCCCAATCCATAGATGACACCTCGTCCCTAGAACAGGATGAGCCGTATCCGACTCAACTACGAAATCGTAGAAATGTTCGAGTAAGGATGCTTTCGTGTGCGTTTTGTGGTATGTCTGATTTGCCATTTGGATGTTCCTCCGGTGGTGCTAAAGCCCCGAATTTAGGTATGAGGCATTCGTACTTAGGTTCGGGGCTCGCTTTTTGTGTCCTGCCTCCATGAAGTTTCGGCTTCAGTCTCATCGGCCAAGACTTGCGGAAGGAGCCGGTCCAGCTCCTTTACCCTCTCTGCAATTGCCTCTAATCGCACGATTGCTTCGATCTTCTGTATCGTTCCGGGAGGCTTTCGTAACTGTAACCTTAGCCTTCGTATCGCCCCCCGTAGTTCCCGCGTGCTTGCCATTGCGTTCCTCCTGTACATGCGCTGCCCTCAGTAGCCTTAGACATGTCGGACATCCATCACAAACTGCCCAATTACCTTCAGAACAGTAGCAATGGTTTCCACATATCGAACAGTAGTGAACCCCAATCTCCCCTCCCCATCCACTCATGGCTTTACTCCACTGTCGACCGACTGATCCCATTCCTTCAACACCCGATCTACTTTAGGTATTACGGCCAAACGCGTAAACTCGCTGATTGATTGACCTACCATCGTGGCGGCTGCCTCTACCCTCCCCCTCTCCGAATCGTTCAAACACATCGCTACTATGTTGTGCCTTCGATCTTCTCTCAAAAGAAGAGGCCTTCCCGTTTTCTTTTTCATCGTCCGTTCCTCCTGAAATTAGAGTACCACTAGCTGTGTGTGTGTCAAATACTTTTTATACAAATTTATCTATCCACAGCTTCGCTATAATGCGGAGCTACTAGCCGGCCTATTTAGGAGCTGCTTGAGCAGACCCAATCACAAATTCAGACTTCTTGACTTCTTTCTTTGTTTCCTGATCTCTGAACTTTGCAGCACTGCTTTCTCGAACAGCTGTTACATCCTCAAAGTTCCCTATGCGGAAATGTAGGTAGCTTAGAAGAACTACTATGGCTGCAATGCCCCCTAGAAGATAGTACACACGCAAGTTTAGCTTGTTGATCTTAGCAAGAACAGCTGCGTTACTCTTCTCTATCGACTGACGTAGTCTAAATCCTGCACCACTAGGATCTTCCCAACAAGACCACATATGATCTGTTCCCGGCGTCTTGTTTGATGTGTAAGCCATTGGTACTACCTCTACTTCTAAGCTCACTGCGTTTTCGTCGATCACCAAAACGGCACGTAACGAGTGATGCTATTGACTGTGACAGTAAGCCAACCTTGAACACCAACGTGAGATCCAGTGGGGCCTGAAGACAGAACTACTCCAACAGCCCCAGCTGCGGCTTGCCCAGTAAAGTCTTGAAAACCTTGGAAGCCCTGAGTTCCTACAAGTCCTTGAAACCCCTGGAACCCTTGGAACCCTTGGAACCCTTGGTTCCCCTGAAATCCTTGCCACCCTTGGAACCCCTGGTTCCCTTGGTTTCCCTGCCAACCCTGGAACCCTTGGAACCCCTGCCATCCTTGGTTCCCCTGAAACCCCTGCCAACCCTGGAACCCCTGCCACCCCTGGTTCCCTTGGAACCCCTGCCACCCTTGCGGCCCCTGTGGACCCTGTACTCCAAAATTCCCTATTCCTTGAAACCCCTGCCATCCTTGGTTTCCCTGGTTCCCTTGATTTCCTACAGTAAGGATAGGAGGAAAATTGTCGTTGGAATAAGGCGCATTGGGAAAATCATCGGATGCCATGTTTTTACCTCGTCAGTAGGTCACATAAGTATTCTATATCTGCAATCTTAATTGTCTACTCATCTTTGTTGGTCTCGAAGAGAACGATAGAACTTTAGATCTTCAGCAGAAAAAAATCCTTCGGGTCCTCCAGGAATAGGTACACCCCTCGATTTCGCCTCAGTTTCAACAGTCGCGCCATGTGACCAACGCTTCCATGTGTTACCCCCATGGCGTACAAGTACGTAGTTGTCTGATTGAGGTAGGACTGTCTGAAATCGAGTGCGTCCCAGAATGAAATCTTGGTCTTCTCCTAAACTGACCTCCTCAAATTTCTTCTCTTCCCAGGAGGCTTTGTCAAAACAAATAGATCCTCCACCCATACAAGGGTACATCGAATATAACTCCCAGTCTCTCACTAAAAATATCGAATGCCGCAAAACAACCGATACTCCACCGGCCACATTCCTGATCGGGTTAACCATCGAGCCTAGGAAATTAGAAGCATACCAGTCGTCATCATCCCACTTGTGATAAAAGTCCGCTACAGACTGAGCCACCCCCACATTCAGCTTCCGACCAATTGTAGCGCTCTTGACTACAACGTGCTCTACGTTTCTTGGTAACTTTTCAGCGGTCTCTTCATCGTCTAGTAAAACCATGCGCTTATTCGGCCAGTCTTGATGTTCGAAGCATTTGAACATCATAGGCCAAAACCTACGCCTGGAAGGCATCGTGGCAACTAAGCAGGAAACAAGTGGGAAATTTCTGTCTGGCATCACATATGGTACTCTATAATTTCGACAAATCCTCCGAATCCACTCCCTCCGGTAGCAAACGCATTTGTTCCTCCCGCAGATAGAGTAAGTCCTCCCCCTCCTCCTCCGCCATAGCTGGAGGCACCATTTCCATTGGAGGTCGCACCTATGACTCCGCCTGGTGTTAATCCTCCAACTATTCCTGGTCCTCCTCCAGGACCACCCCCGTTACCTGAAATTCCTATATCCCTTGATCCTGCGGATGTATAAGGAAGTGCACCAAGAAGGATTCCGGGGCTTCCAGGCATTCCGGATTCATTTATCACAATACCACTAACTCCTGAAGCTGTTGAAGTAGCACCTCCAGCTGCAAATTGCTGTATCAAACTTCCTATTGTTGCCGTCATTGGTAGCCCTCCTCCACCTCCACCCAACGTAGCTGTAGAATATGGTGTTTGTATTACTGTGTTCCCTCCAGCAGTTCCTGCTGTAGGTGCATTAGTTCCTCCCGATCCTCCAATCCCAATAGTCATGACTATCGCGTCATTAGTTACAACAGACTGCCAATATTCTATCTTTGCGCCACTGCCTCCTCCCCCCGCTGCCGCAACACATCCATTCAGCCCTCCAGACAAAGACAGTGCTCCTCCGCCACCCCCTCCTCCTGCAGAAGCTTTTATGAACACTATGTTCGTGTTGGGATTTGTGATCGTATACGTCTGAGACGTTGTGAATACATGACCAGCTACGAAAACTGGAAGCGCGCTTGGCCCCTGGTTCCCTTGGTTCCCCTGATTCCCTTGCCTGCCCTGGAATCCCTGAACGCCGAAGTTCCCTAGTCCCTGCCAGCCCTGGAACCCTTGCCATCCCTGAGGCCCTTGCCTGCCCTGGAATCCCTGAACGCCGAAGTTCCCTAGTCCCTGCCAGCCCTGGAACCCTTGCCATCCCTGAGGCCCTTGCCTGCCCTGAAACCCCTGTACTCCAAAATTCCCCAACCCCTGCCATCCTTGGAACCCCTGCCATCCCTGCCACCCTTGCGGTCCTTGTCTACCCTGTACACCAGGATTTGTTCCTTGAGGTCCCTGTGCGCCAAAATTCCCTAAACCCTGAAACCCTTGCCAACCCTGATTCCCTTGTGGCCCCTGCCAACCCTGAAAACCCTGAAACCCTTGCCAACCTTGCCGTCCCTGGTATCCCTGGAAGCCTTGGAACCCCTGGGTTCCAACATTTCCCGGACCTTGCGGTCCCACTGTACTAACAATACCGGCAGCGTACTCATCTATGATTAAGTAACCATCTCCACCTGCTCCACCAAGTTGACCAGTTGACGCTAAATTTGCACCTCCACTACCCCCACCACCCTTAACCCCAGGGTTTCCATCTCCTTGTGTGCTCTTATAAGCTCCACCTCCATACCCTCCACCCGCTCCACCCCCATAGAAAGATCCACCTGCTTGTCCAAACTGGCCTGGTTCGTTGATGTCACCATTAGATCCAGCTACCCCAGAACCTCCTTTAGGAAGATTGGACGTTGCTCCACCATCTGCTCCACCCCCTCCTCCTGCAGTGTAAGTTGTTGACCCAACAGTAACCACTGTATTGTTACCAGCTGTTCCAACACCACCAGAAGTTGACCCCCCTGGACCTCCTGTTCCAATTGTTATTCCAGTGAGATTCGCGCCAGGACTTGTCAACAGAACTTCAAAATAGCCCCCACTCGCTCCACCACCACCACCGGTGCGGGTGGAAGCTACACCTCCTCCGCCTCCTCCACCTCCTACTCCATAGAGCCTGACAGGCAAACTGGTACTTAATAGAGTGAACGTTGAGGCAGCACCTGGAAGTAAAATAGTTCGACGAGCGATGTAATTAGCACTCCCTCCTTGCCAGCCCTGCCAACCTTGAAAACCCTGCCACCCCTGGGGACCTTGAACTCCGTATCCCTGTATCCCGGTTCCCTGGAATCCCTGCCACCCTTGGAACCCTTGGTTCCCCTGGAACCCTTGATTCCCCACGTTCCCTTGCCATCCCTGCCAACCCTGCCAACCCTGCCACCCCTGGAATCCTTGGAACCCCTGGTTCCCTTGACTTCCAGTCGAACCAGAATTTCCTGTAGTTCCCGCTATTCCCTGAAATCCCTGCCAGCCTTGGAACCCTTGGTTCCCCTGGAACCCCTGCCATCCCTGGTTCCCCTGGAACCCTTTGTCACCCTGAAATCCTTGAAGTCCGATCTGACCTTGGAACCCCTGCCACCCCTGGAACCCCTGGTTCCCTTGATTTCCCTGCCAACCCTGGAACCCCTGGTTCCCTTGGGTTCCCTGCCACCCCTGGAACCCCTGGTTCCCTTGGGTTCCCTGCCACCCCTGGAACCCCTGGTTCCCTTGGGTTCCCTGCCAACCCTGGAACCCCTGACTCCCTTGGAACCCGATCAAACCTTGGAACCCCTGCCATCCCTGGAAGCCTTGGAAGCCCTGGAAGCCCTGGAACCCTTGGCGTCCCTGCCAGCCCTGAAGTCCCTGGAACCCTTGGTTACCTTGTACACCCGTCGCGCCTAAGCCCTGAAACCCCTGAAATCCAATCAAACCTTGGACCCCTTGGTTCCCCTGTACACCTGCTGACCCTGTCGTTCCCGCTGTTCCTTGGAACCCCTGGTTCCCTTGATTTCCCTGCCAACCCTGGAACCCCTGGTTCCCTTGGGTTCCCTGCCACCCCTGGAACCCCTGGTTCCCTTGGTTCCCCTGCCAACCCTGGTTCCCTTGGTTCCCCTGATTCCCTTGCCACCCCTGGAACCCCTGGTTCCCTTGGGTTCCCTGCCAACCCTGGAACCCTTGGTTCCCCTGGTTTCCCTGCCATCCCTGGAACCCTTGGTTCCCTTGGTTCCCTTGCCATCCCTGGAACCCCTGTTTTCCCTGCCAACCCTGCCAACCCTGGAACCCCTGGTTCCCTTGGGTTCCCTGCCAACCCTGGAACCCCTGGTTCCCTTGGAACCCTTGATTTCCTTGATACCCCTGGTTACCAGATGTACCTGGAAGTCCTGCGGGCGGAGAGAGAAATTGGATCGTAAAATAGCTAGCGTGTGCCCCACCAACGCCAAAAAAGACAGGAAATGTGTCTGATACATTCCCGTATACGGCAATCCTAACTTTGATCCTGTCAGAAGGAAGCCCATCAAGTTCACTCACACTAACAACTATCTGAGTCAGCCCCCAGTCTGTGAAAAACAGGGGGTACGTGGGGGCATAGCTCAACCACGTAACAGATGACGAACCATCTGCAGACTCACGATAGACACTGACGACCAGTACATAATCATGGCCAACAGGTAATGCTGGAGCTTTAGACCAAAGATTGAAAGTAAGTGTCTGAGTTGGCCAAGTAATCTGGGTTGGGTCGTTTGGCTGAGTATCAAAGTACTCTATCGTATTTCCAGAAGGATAAGGGCCACCAAAGATATTTGCTCCGGGTTCAGCAGATCCTAGAGGAACGAACGGTGTAAGAGACCAACTTTCTGTTGGTGTAGGTGCAGGATTGAAGTAGTACACCCCGTTATAGAGTATCTGGTTTCCCTGATTCCCTTGATTCCCTTGATTCCCAGCTGAACCCGGATTACCCGTCGTTCCAGTAGTCCCCTGGTTCCCCTGGAACCCCTGGTTCCCTTGAAACCCCTGGTTCCCCTGCCAACCTTGAGGGCCTTGAAAGCCTACCGCACCCTGATTTCCTGTTCCCCCTTTACCTTGCCGGCCTTGGAATCCTTGTACACCACTTCCTCCGCCTCCCTTGAAATCAGGATAGTTGAATCCTTTCTTGCTAGGCACTGTAGAAATGGGCGTCATGGGACTATCTCCACAGAGACTACACAAAGATTCGACGCACGAAGGTAGATGTTCTTGCTATCCGCCTCCTTAGCAAAACACACCAGAGACTCACAGTCAGGAAGGCTAACTCGCACGAAACTAGGAGGGTTCCTCAAGCCATGGCACACTGTCGTGATGACCGGATTAGCTTGGTCGACGGTCGCCTGAACCTGAATGTCATATATGACCTTCGGCTCTAGCTGAGGCAATAGCTCTCTGATCCACTGGAATAACTCCAGTAGACTCTTTGGAGGAACTAGCGGAAATCGGAAAGGCATTTTCACGCGTCCGCGCGGACGCCCTCAACTTGTTACCGAAGCCCTGGGTAATGCTCGATTTCAACAGCTAGCCAGTTCGCTGCAGGAGGTGTCGCGCCAACTGCAAAACTTATCTGATTCCTTCCTGGACGAAGACGAACTGACTTTTGGAAAAAGGAGTTCGCACTAACATTGAATGACGTATCAGCAGAACTGATGTTCTGCAATGCCGCATCAGGAGAATCGGACCTAGGTGCCCACTTATGTACCAATGTACATGCCTGAGTCAAGTAACACGCTACAGTAATCCAAACCACGTCCTTTGCAGTCGACTGGAGATCGTGGCGCGTGAAAGCGTCATCATAGATCAAAACTGTACCGTTAGCACCAGTAGGAGTCGCAATCGGAGTTTGTGGACGGCGAGAATATGCACCCATGACTTTTTCCTTTACTTGATTGATATGCCTGCTCGCGCACGATGCTCTGAAATTGCCCGTGCACAGAACTCGTTGTCGAACCCAAGGTCACTTGAGATCTTAACTACACTGCCCCTCTCGTATACCCAAAGCTTGAACACCGCCTCGTGTCCATAAGGATACTGCTTCCAGTCAGTCTCAGCAAGATACTCCACTAGCTTTCTCTCGTCCCCACACCAACTTAACTTCGCAAGCTCGTGCGTCAATTTCTTGGCTACTGTGTGTATCCCCCCTCGTACTACTATACCAACTAGGACCCTCTCCCGACTCTTGTGCTTTCGATTCATCTTTATCGGCCGACAGTGCGGGAATACGTCCATAGCCGCTAATGCTACCTCGTCATTCGTTACCTCAAACCCTGAAAGACGTGTGCACATCCTGGCGAGAAACGCTATCGAAGCGTGCCTTTCGTAATCCTCATACTTCGGACTCTTTCCCCCTTCTCTGCACAATGCCCGAATGTACTTCCTTATCCCTATAGCCCTGTCCCGATTGGCTTCAACTTGCTTCCGTACTATCGTCTCAGCATTCCACACGGTATTTACCCATTCTTGTCAGCATGCGAGTCAATGCTGTCTCCCCTCGTCTGCAACTCTTTCGCGGTCTCAGACCCAAGCCTGTTCTTCGCGCGCTCCTTCCTAGGCTCAGCAGGAGGAGGAACTACATTCTGCTTCACCGTAATCGGTGCTTCGTCAGGTAGCCCTCTCAGAACTCTTATCTGGTCCTCCTGCTGCCAAGTCAACTGCCTCTTCTTCACTGCAAAGGTCGTGAGTTCGTCAAATACGATTTTGTCTAGGGACTCGTACCAGTCGGGGTAACACGTCTTCACAGCCAAAACTTCTTGGGGTGTAAGACAATGGGCTTTCAGGTCGTCAAAGAAGTTCTTGATTCCATCCAAGGCGCGAATGATTTCCCAGATGTCTCCTAGTTCATCTTGGGATAGAGCGTAGTTCATCGGGAGTAGACCCGATGCATCGTAGATGGGCCATTTGTCTGCACAGTACTTTCGCGCCTGGTTGATTACGATCAAGTATTGCGGGACGATTTCCATTGGAAGATGGTCTACAGCCCAGTTTTGATCTCCCAATGGCGCGAGAAGGTCTTTGTGGAGTTCCTCTTGTTCGGGAGGCTTTTCCCATTCGACCTTTTCTGACTTCTCTGCGTTAAGAAAAGCTTTGATAGCAGAGGCGGCTCTTGCGTGCATGTTCAGAGCTTGCTGCACATGGGCAGGAGACGGAGGCTTCTTTGGAAAGAGGCCTGTCACCAGGACAAGGGCTTCTGCTGGCAGAGTTCCGATCATGTTAGCCTCTGAAAATCCATTTGCCTACAAGGTATCCTATGGCAAGCCAACCAATTACTGGGCAGTAGTAGCCCACCAAAAATAGCGGGAGTGCAAAAATTGCGACTACTGGGTGCATGATGTGTTCCTCCTATATCCATACTACCAGGCCAAATTAGATTGCAAGTAAACTTTAACCCTTCTATTGTGCGAAAAATGCGATTAGCCCAATAAACAACAAAATCACAATGAACGTATCCATGTTCAGTTCCTCCTATATCCATACTACCAGGCCCAATTTAGATTGCAAGTAAACTTTATTACTTACCTTCATTTCTTCTGTCCTTGACTGTTAACAGCAGGAGTTCCAGGCATACCTAGGAGGTCGCGTCCCTCCTTGACAACCTCTTTCGGTACTGCATCTAGTGATGCTTTTTTCTCATACATGGCGCGAGCAATGCTTTGTGGAAATCCTCTTTCTAGGGCTATACGTAAAATCTCCCCCCAGGGTTTTCCTTTGTCAATTGCTTGCATTATAGGAACAAGAACAACATCGTTTAGCGCGTGCAAAGGGGCGTCTCCGTATTTTTTTGCCACGTGAGCCAATCCTGCTAATCCTGCTATGCCTGGATGTCCGCCCGCTAAAGAAGCTAACCCACCTAGGATAGGGATATCCATTCCATGTCCGACTGTGGGAGTAGGATGCTCTCCTGCGTTCACTCGGTTTTGGAACACCTTACGCATCGTCACAAGTGCCCTATCAGTGGCATCATCGTTGCGCAATCTATTTACCGCTTCAGGAGCCTTTTCAGCTCTGTCTGCAAGTAGATTACGTAAGACTGAAGTAGGAGTGGAGCTAGGCAGTGTAGGAGCTAGGCTAGCCTGTTGCCGCATCTTTTTTGCTGTAGAACTAGCGGCTTCGTCGACAGTCTTTAGATGATTTTTCCAAACTTGTTCGGCTATGGGAGCAGCTGGGGCTTTATCTGGGTCAAGTCTGGTATTTCGCACAAATTTATGGACTTCTGCGGCAGGAATTCGGTCTTCGACTTCTGTCTCTGAGGTTGGGACAGTGTCCATTAGGTCTTTATCTCGAAGATCATTGAGCCAATCGTCTAATACGGCTTTGGCCCTCTTTGCATTCACGGGCAGTTCAGTTGAATCTATCGCGTTTCTAAAGTCATCGGCCGAAACCTGTCTTACTGTATCTAAAGTTCTATACACATCAGGAGGTGCAGGAGTCAAAGCATCGAGTTTGTCCGTCGCCATCCTATTGGCAGTAACTGCGTCATTTCTAGCAGCATCCGCAAACTTTTTGTCTAGCTTCAACTGTTGACGTGCTGCTGCCAATGTTTCGTCTGCTTCTTTTCCTGCTGTTGGATTTACTCTTTCCATTGCGGCAGGTAATCCGCGCGCTTGATTATGCAACGCCTCTGATGGAGAGAGCACCTTACCAAGAACGTGCTGTCCTACAGCAGAAGTAGCTGCTCCCCATGCTCCCGACTTTGCTAGTTCTTTTGGGTCGTCAGAGGGGTTATTCATTGCACCAGAAACTCCTCCGAGTACACCAGCTTGTATTACTGGACCAGTCGCGCCTGCGGTTGCGATAGTAGGGACAAGTCCTCCAGCTAGTTCTCCTAGAGTGTGTGCCCATTCGTGGTCTTCTGTTGCTTTCGCTTCGTTGTCTAAGTATTCTTGGCGGCTATTCTTGTAGACATTTGGTGTTGGCTTTAGGCCAGACGACTCGCTGGATGCCACTTGATCTCCCAAGTAATTTCCTAATCCAACTAGTCTATCCACGCCGCCTAGAGTTCCCCCTCTAGCCAGCCCATACAATGCCGCTTCACCCGTGTCCGTCTTATAGTCGACCGGCACAGGCCGAAAGTTTTTCAGTTGCTCTGCTGTATATGAACTCCCTGGTTGATCTGTGAACACAGCCCTAGGTTGATGTGGTGGAGTTAATGGTGTTGTAGAAGTATCAACTCCTAGTTGGCCTAATCTTCTAGTCCAAGAATCAACTTCCTTAGGTTGATGTGGTGGAGTTAATGGTGTTGTAGAAGTATCAACTCCTAGTTGGCCTAATCTTCTAGTCCAGAGGTTAGATTGATTATCGTTTGCCATACTTTCCCTCGTACCAGGTTATGAATTGTCTCTGGCCAGGAATTTCTTTTCCAGCTTTCACACTTTTCACCGCGCTCTGATAGAGCGCTGTGTCAACTTTACGGGGTTCATGCTTGGCGCGCTCTTCAGCTTTACCTGCTTCACTAGCAACTTTCATACTACTCGTAATTTCTTGTCTATCCTCACTAGCGTTCTCTGTTGGAGAGAGTCCTTGGCGGTCGTCGGCTTTCTCCAGGACTCTTCCATTCAGCTCCTCTGGAGAAAGTGCTGCTCTCCCTGCATCTGCGTTTGCTCCAGCTATTGTGTGAGCTAACCACTTACGTGAGTAATCTCTATATTGAGTAGGAATACCTTCTACAAGCGATCCAGGAAATAACCCCCCTCTTTCTAGAATTCCAGCAGAAAGTCTTCCTTCCAAACCTTCTGTTTTTAACTTGCCTGCCACATTCATTTGTTGGAAATTTTCTGCAATGACTTTGAGATACTTTGCTGGGGCTGGATCATTCGACGAATTTTCCACTGCCACACGCAAATTCGTAGCCGCACCATGTAAAGCTTCAATTTTCCTGGCCTCAGGCAGTCTATCTCCCGTCGAACTTCCACTGCCAGCTTTCCCAGTAGTTGTAGTCACTACACCTCCTTTGGTAGTAGTAGTAGTCTCTTTGTTCGAATACGGTGCCTGGAACTTCGCCTGCTCTTCAGCCGTCTTCTGCTTCTGCATCGCCATAGCCTTTTGAAAAGCTAGCTGCGCTTGTGGATAGGGAGCTAGCCTCTTCATACCCATCGCTTCAATCTTTATGTTCTTCGCAGACTGGCTCGCCAATGCATGCATTATCCCCTGCTGGGTAAATGCCCTCAGTTGGTCTGCCGTCGCACCAGCTTGCTGCATGTCCTGTACCTTGGCGCTTATCTTCTCCATCTTTTGACGCCAATCCATGTCAGATGCTGTCTTCAAAACTTCAAATGCTTGGTTTGGTCCCCCATTCAATCCAGAACTAAATCCACCAACAGCAAGAGCTATCCCCGCCATTAACCTACGGGGCGCGCTCATATCCTCAAACAAGGTCGACATAGGAAGCTTGGCTTTTCAGCAGCCGTCCGAGCAATCGTATCCCTGTACGCTGCCTCGTCGCGGTTGGTAGCCAGATACTTGTCTTCTACACGTTGAGCTGCTATTGCGTCATTCTTTGCCTTTTCGCGCAAATCGAAAGCATTTCCTCTATCCTGAGCTTCAGGAAATGATAGACCACTACTTTGATCGGGTGGTGGAGGACTTGTCTGAACTTCTGGACCCGATGGAGTTGAACCAGCTTGTGGTGCTGTTGGAGAAGTCTGAGCATTCTCTGGAGTAACTGGAGCACTCGGTGCAGCTGGAGCTGGGGCTTGAGAAGGCTGTCCGCTATACTTCGCAATCCTCTGTTTTTGCGCCTCCAAGGCATTCGCGCGAATCTGATCG